GGGTACTAAGTGGGGATCTGCTTCTGACAACCCAACAAACGCAAACCTAAGAACAGGTTCTAACTGGTCTGCTACTTATGACATTGATCTCATCCCTATGGTTGAAATTTTTGTTAATAGTCCACTTGATAACGGTCTTAAGTCTTAAGATTATATTGGTGGTCATTGAAGAAACCTCATCAAATTTATGGTGGGGTTTTTTCTTTACGCTACAATAAAACTAAATTACTTTAATAATCGTGGCAGCTACCATAAACGCAACTTTAAAAAGTGAAACAGCTAATAGTTATGTCACTTTGTCTGAAGCTAATGATTACTTCGATACCTCCCCAGACGCTTCAACTTGG